ACTGTTATGCACGGTGCCTGAGTTGGTCGAATGAACATGGCTACCACCGCTACAAGCTGGGTCACTCCTCTCCACGCCGCGCTAACGCAGGCCGGCGTGGCGACTCCCGATGCGGATGTGCTGACCCAAAGCTATCCCGATGCCGACCCAGCTTTGTTTGTCAGTGGGTTAGATTGGCTCGCGCAGCTCTATCTCACGACGCAGGTTCCGAATCTGGCTCCGCCCACCATCGAACCGTGGTCGACGATCGCCGCTACTCTGACAACAGCCAGTCCCGGTGACTATGATCTGGTCTTTGCGCAGACGATTGCTGTCGAGCCGCCCGAGCTGCAAGCCGCTCTATCTAATGCCCTCCTCTCTCGTTCTCAGACCCTGCAGACACAGCAGCAGCCGGTCAAGAAGAAGCGCGCCAAGAGTGCTGAGTATCTCAAGGCTCTCGACGATCTCGGCTATACCTTCCGCATGAACACGCTCAACGACATGGTAGAAGTGTCGATCAATGGCGCCTGGCAGAACCTGAGCGATCCGATCGCCGCCAAGATTCGCCGCCAGATGCGTGACAAAGGCTGGGACTCGATCGAGGTGATGGAAGATACCTACATCTCTGAAGCCTACGATCAACGCTATCACCCGGTTCATGGTTACCTTGATGGCCTCCAGTATGACGGTGGTCAACACATTGCGGCGCTCAGTAATCACTTCGTTGACAAGGATGGTGTGTTTGCCATCTTCTTGCGGCGCTGGCTGATTGGTGCAGTCGCCAAAGCCAGGAAGGCCGAACAGAACCGCGTGTTGGTTCTTGATGGTATCCAAAAACTCGGTAAAAGCTTCTTCGCCGCCTGGATTGGCGAGGTCGTCGAACAGTGCTACATCGAGGCGCCGATCAATCCCGATGACAAGGACAACCAGATTCGCCTCGCCTCGAAATGGATCTGGGAGATCAGTGAATTTGGCAACACCACCCGTAAAGCTGATCGAGAGGCGCTCAAGTTCTTCCTCACCCAGAAGACAGTCACCGTCAGAAAAGCCTATGGACGTTTTGACATGGTAAAGCCGGCGCTCGCCAACTTCATCGGGACGTTCAACAACGAGACCGGCGTTCTGAATGACCCGACGGGAAACCGGCGGTTTATGATTGCCAACTTGACGAGAATCGACTGGAGCTACTCACAGACGGTCGACAAGCACCAGGTCTGGGCCGAAGCCAACGCGGCCTATCTCAATGGTGAGCCCTGGGACTTGACGCCAGACGAGACTACGATCGCCAACAGCGTCAATGAGCGTTATGAGATCGACGATCCGATGGAAGGACTTCTCAAGCAATACTATCTGATCGAGCCGAACAACCCACTGGCCTGGACGCCCACCCATGAAATCCTGACGACTCTTGAAACAAATGGGCTACGGGGCGGCAGCACGCGCCAACACAGCATGTATCTAGCCTCGATCATGACGAAGCTCGGCTGCGAGCGCGTCCGGCGCACTCTCAAGAACGGCGGCCGCGTTTGGTGCTATCAGGGGGTCACGCCGGTATGATGTCCCAACTGTCCCATCCTGCCCCATGTTTTTCTTTAAAGGACTCCCTAAATTTTGAATTGATTAAAAGATATATGGGGAGGTATTTAATGCAAAGGATGGTCCAGGTTGGGACACATGGGACACTGCGGAGGAACTATGCAACCAATTGAAACTGCACAGACATTTTATGCATTAGGAGTTGCGACGATTCCCGTGCATCATCGGGACAAAACACCCGACTTGCTGAGCTGGAGACAGTATCAGAAGAGCCTGCCCACACCCGCCTCGATACTGAGCTGGTTCAGTAAGGAGTCGAATGTTGGGGTGGTAACGGGCTGGAAAGGTTTGCTTGTCCTGGACTTTGACGAACATACGACCTATACACGTTGGCTGTGGTGGGCCACGAAACAGGGTCGGTTTTCGTTGGCATCCAGAGTTGCCAAGACTGCTTATCGGGTCAGCACAAGTCGGGGAGTCCATGTTTACGTTTGGTCATCGACTCCCGAACGCAACAGGAAATTGCCGGGGATCGACATAAAGGCGCGCAATGGTTATGTTCTCGGAGAAGGTTCGATTCATCCGACCGGTAAGCCATACCGAGCACTGACACCAGGACTGATCATCCCACGCATTGAGACGTTGAGTGATGTTCTCCCCCTACAAATCCTTCTTGATACCGAACAGCCTGAACAAGTGCAACTTCCTCACAAGATACTGAGCAACCAAGAGTCGGACCCTTGGTCGATCATCGACAACCAGGTGACCATCACTGCCAACCTGGTTGATTCCATCAAAGCGAAGTTACGGATAGAGGACCTGCTACCGCATGGGGAAGTCACATCTGGCGACGGTCGCTGGCACCGCACGAAGTGTCCACTGCATGACGATGATAACCCGTCTTTCTGGATCGACAGGAGGAATCAACTGTGTGGTTGTTTCGCGGGTTGTACGCCGAAGCCGTTGGACGTGGTGAACCTGTATGCGCGCCTGCATGGTCTCAACAACCGGGATGCGATCTTTGCGTTACAGAAAGTTCTAGCATGACGCCAGAGACGCCATCCGAGCGGGTTGCTCTCGTTGTGTGGTGGTTGGCACACGGTGAGGGACTGACGACGAAGCAAGTGGCCTTGTTGACCGGCTTGCAGATGCGCAGCGCCCGAGAGTTGCTGTACAGCATCAGCCGGGTGCTACCGATCTATCAGGACGGTTCGATCTGGCAGGTGTGTGCGGTGCGTGAAGAGGATGTCTAGGCGCATCTCTGTATGATAAGGTATTCACATGACATTGACCAGGCGCCAAACCGTTTTTGTTGAAGAGTACCTCAATTGCTGGAACGCTTCTGAGGCAGCCAGACGTGCGGGTTACTCTGCAAAAACGGCTCGACAGATTGGTGAGCAGAACCTGTCAAACCTTGACATAGCTGCCGAGCTCGAACGCCGCATCTCTGAGAGAGGTGTCAAGCCGCCCGAAGTGCTCGATCGTCTTGGAGAACAGGCCCGCGCCAACATGGCCGACTTCCTGTCGATTGATCCTGCAACCGGAAGAGCCCAGATCGACCTTGCCAAAGCTGAAAAGGCCGGCAAGTTACATCTGATCAAGAAGATAAGTAACGGGCGGAATGGTTTGCAGATTGAATTGTACGATGCGCAGGCTGCGCTTGAAAAGCTCGGTAAGGCGCTCGGTGTGTTGCGCGAGAATGTCAATTTGAGTCACGAAGGGCCGGTTGAAATAACGACGCGTGTGATTCGGAAGAGAACGGATGAAGCTGACGCTTGACCTGCACGAAGCCCAGCAGGCTTTTCTTGATAGTGAGGCTCTGTACCGGGGATTCGTGGGCGGCCGCGGGGTCGGCAAGTCATGGATTGGCGCCTGCGATCTGTTGCTGAGAGCGCAGGATGACCGTCTTTATGGGGTGTATGCTCCTACCTATCCCATGTTGCAGGATTCCTCATGGCGTTCGTTCTTGGATCTTGGCGCTCGGTTTCGGTTCATCAAGCGGATCAACAGGGCGGAGATGCGAGTTACACTTGGCAATGGCGCTGAGGTCATTTTTAGGTCGGTTGACAATCCCGAACGTGCCAGAGGCGCCAATCTATCTGGAGCCTGGCTCGACGAAGCGTCCCTGATGGACCAGGCGGCCTACACGATCATTATCGCTTGTCTGAGGGAGCGCGGTGAGCAAGGTTGGCTCAGTGCCACTTTCACGCCGCGTGGCCGGCAGCATTGGACCTATGAGACGTTCGGGCTGGGCAAGACGAACACGGCGCTCTTTCATGCCAAGACGGGTGACAACCCGTTTCTACCCGACGACTTCGCCGATGTGTTGCGCGCTCAGTATCCCAGCCAGTTTGCCGCTCAGGAGCTCGAAGGCGAGTTCGTCGAACTGGTCGGCAATGTGTTCAAGCGTGAGTGGTTTAGGATCGTCGATGAAGCGCCGGCCGGTTTGAAATGGGTCAGGTATTGGGACCTGGCAGCTTCGGTCAGGGAGTCGGCAGACTACACCGCCTCAGTAGCAATGGCGCTCGGGCCGGATGGCACGGTTTATCTGCGCAACATGGTACGTGGAAAATGGGAATGGCCAGATCAGGAAAAGATCATGTTGCAGACGATGTTGGGCGATCCGGGCACCGTTCACGGCATAGAGAAGGCGATGCATGGCCTGGCTGCACTGCAGGTCATGATGCGTAAGCGGGAGCTGCTGAGAGTTGCGATCAGAGGCATTGATGTTGATCGGGATAAGCTTTCACGCGCTCTGCCATTATCGGCCCGCGCCGAACAAGGGAAGGTTTGTCTTGTTCGAGGTTCTTGGATTCCAGACTTTCTTGACGAGCTCACCGCCTTCTCTGGTGATGGCAAGACACATGATGACCAGGTGGACACGGCGGCCGGCGGCTTGGCCATGCTGGCCGGCGACGGACGTTCGCGCAAGCTCATCACATACTGAGCAACGAGGGTGCTATGAGTG